CTATTACTGGTGGTACTGTCGCTGGTGTGGCTCAGACGGGCGGAACCATCAACAACACCGTTATTGGTGGAACCACGCCTGCTGCGGGTACCTTTACCAACGTAACGGCTACTGTTGGCCTTTCTGGAACCTTGACTGGTAACGTTACTGGTACCCTTACTGGTAACGTCACCGGCAATGTGACCGGCAATGTCACCGGTAACTTGACCGGTAACGTCACGGCCTCTAGCGGCTCTTCCTCGTTCAACAACGTCACCATCAACGGTACGTTGGACATGAACTCTGGAACATCTGCAACGATCACGGGCCTTCCTACGCCTACCAACTCCAGTGACGCTGCTCCTAAGAGCTATGTTGATACGGCTATCAGCAACCTGATCGGCACTGCTCCAGCTACTCTAGATACACTTGGTGAGATTGCTGATGCTCTTAACGATGATGCAAACATTGCAACCACGTTAACGAACTCTATCGCTACCAAGGTTAGCAAGTCAGGCGACACCATGACCGGTGCTCTGGCAATGGGAAGTAACAAGATCACTGGTCTTGGTACGCCTACGGCTGGAACTGATGCTTCTACCAAGGACTATGTTGACACGCAGCGTGACACTCGTTTAGCCTTGGCTGGTGGTACGATGACGGGTAACATCGTCATGGGTTCCAATAAAATCACCAGCACTGCCACGCCTACAGTTGATGATGACTTGACCCGCAAGGGCTATGTCGATAGCATCCTGGGTTCTGCTACGTCTGCGGCTGCTTCTGCGTCTGCTGCGGCTACCTCGGCTACTAACGCTGCTAACAGCGCCACCAGTGCTGCTAACAGTGCCACGGCTGCTGCTGCAAGCTATGATAGCTTCGATGATCGTTACTTAGGCTCTAAGACCTCTAATCCTACGCTTGACAACGACGGTAATGCGCTGCTGACTGGTGCCTTGTACTGGAACAGTACCGTGGGCGAGATGCGTGTGTATGACGGATCAAATTGGGTTGCAGCTTATCTTCCTGCCTCTGGCTATGTAACGCTTACCGGAACTGAAACACTTACCAACAAGACGATCAATGGATCAAACAACACGATCACCAATATCAGTCTATCCTCCGGCGTCACAGGCACACTTCCTGTTGTCAACGGCGGTACTGGGCAAACCAGCTATACAAACGGTCAACTCTTAATTGGCAACAGCACGGGCAATACGCTTACCAAAGCGACGTTGACAGCAGGCTCTGGGGTAACTATTACCAACGGAGCTGGTTCTATCACCATCGCAACATCTGGTGGAAGTGCTAATTTCCAAGAGTTTACTTCTTCTGGCACTTGGACAAAACCTTCCGGCGCTACCTTTGTGTTGGTTGAGGTGTGGGGTGCAGGTGGCGGCGGCGGTAGTGGTGGTAGCGGAGGAACTCGTTCTGGTGGTTCTGCCGGTGCTGGCGGTGCGTATGCTTATCGTTTGTTCAAAGCATCTGATCTAAGCGCAACTGAAAGCATTACGATTGGAGCAGGTGGAACCGGAGGAACGGGAGTTTCAAGCACAAATGGAAATAATGGTACATCCGGAGGCGCGAGTGATTTTGGAACAAAACTGTATGCCTATGGTGGCGATCAAGGTGAGGGAGGCGCTACAGCCGTTAGAGCCGGTTCCAGAGGCGGCGGTGTTCTAAATTCTTCAGGAGATCCCCGAAACTATGCATCATCAGGATATCAAACCGGCCAATTCGGCGGCGTAAATACCGTATCACCGAATTTTGCTGGCGCCTCTTCTGGATTTGGTGGTGGAGGTGGCGGAGGCTCTCCAACAAGCGGGGCCGGACAAGCAGGAGGCTGCTCGTATCAAGGCGGAGCGGGTGGCGGTGGAGGCGGTGGCTCTAGTAGCGGCGCAGGAGGAGCGGGAGGTTCGATTACAGGAGCAAGCGGCGGCGGCGGAAGCGGCGGTAGCGTTGGAGGCCCAGGATCAGCAGGCTCTACATTTAGATTCGGAGGCGGCGGTGGCGCAGCAGATAGCGTAACCGTCGGAGGCGCAGGAGGCGCAGGAGGAGTTGCTGCGGGTGGTGGCGGAGGCGGTTACTCAGGCGCGAACGACAGCGGCGCAGGCGGTAATGGTGGTAATGGATACTGCCGTGTCTATACTTGGTAAGGGAAAAACATGAGATACGCAATCATCAAAGATGGCAAGGTGGCAAACATTGCGGTTGCCGATCCTGAATATGCACAGTCTCAAGGTTGGGTTGAATGCTCTTCCGGTGTTGACATTGGATGGGTGTTTGATGGCAACACACCACTACCACCTCCTCCTGATACTGAAGGTGAAGCAGCAAAAGTAAGGGCGCAACGCGATCAGTTGCTTATTGCTTCAGACATCAATGTATTGCCTGATCGATGGAATTCGATGACCGTTGAACAGCAGCAGGCGTGGTCGACTTATCGCCAAGCCTTGCGCGACATCACCGCACAAGCCGGGTTTCCTTGGGACGTTCAGTGGCCCACTCAGCCGGAGTGAGCATGGAACTTCGAGTACCTATTGAACTTGCTAACCAGATCATTGGTTACTTGGCCACCAAGCCTTACCAAGAGGTCTTCCAACTCATTGACGGCCTGAAAGAGGCCGCCAAGCCCCCGCAACCACCCAAGGAGCAGGAAAATGGCTGAGAAGTGGATCCAGAAGGCGATATCTAAGCCTGGGGCCTTGCGAGAGGCTTTGGGCGTCAAGGAAGGGAAGAAGATCCCGGCCAAGAAGTTGTCTGTGAAGGAGTCTGACTCTCCCTTGATGAAGAAGCGCAAGACCTTGGCTAAGACTTTGAGAGGTTTCGACTGATCATGAGCGCGGAGATCGATCCAGTCCGCTATGGAGTCCTGTGGCAGAAAGTCCAGGACTACGAGCGTCGCTTCGATGACATGAGCAAGAAGATGGACAAGATGGAACACCAACTGGATCAGTTGGTCGGCCTCGCCAATCAAGGCAAGGGCGGCTTCTGGGCCGGGATGGTGTTCGTCTCCGCGGTCTCTACAGTTGTGGGATATGTTTCCCACTTCTTTCACAAGAGCGCATGATGGACGCCCAGGAACTGGCCATCTTCAAGGCTCAGGCCAAGGCGGAACTTAACCGCCTTGAGGCCGAGAGTACAGCCAAGGAAGTTGCCGGGAAGGCCATCGGCAAGCATGGTCTTGCCTATATCACGGCCATCGTGGTGATCGGGGTCGGTGCTTCTATCGTCCTTGAGAACGAGAAGATCGCCGCGGTGATGGGTCTCCTGGGCGCTGCCCTCACAGCCTTGATCTCCATGCTCAACGGCATCGCCGGAGCCAATCCGAAGCAGGAGAAGCCCGAGTTTGAGGTGATCAAGCACCTGATCGACAAGTTGGACCGCCTGGACAAGCCTGAGCAGCCCATGAAGGTGACTGTTCAGGGCGACAAGGTCACGGTCAGCAAGGGCGACGACACCGTAACGGCGTCAAGGGAGTAGTCATGGCGTGGTCAGACGTACTCAAGGCAGTCATCCCTATCGTGGTGGCTGCGCTTGCTTGGCTTCTAGGTCAAGTGGCATCCTTCTCTGAGCGTCTGACCAAGATTGAGGGACAGATGCCCGCCCTGATCACCAAGGAAGGCGTTCCCACCGACAGCCCGATTAGCGCAGAACGCAGGGCGATCCTGAAAGAGCAACTGATGACGCACATCAACGATCTTCAGGTCAAGGTCAGGCTGCTTGAGGAACGCGAGCGTATTGCCAAGGGGAACAAGTAATGTTGGAACTACTTAGCGGCGGCATCTTCGGCTCCCTCCTGGGGGGCATTTTTCGTCTTGCGCCAGAGGTTCTGAAGTTCTTCGACAAGAAGAATGAGCGTCAGCATGAACTTCTGATGTTCCAACGCCAGTGCGACCTAGAACAGATCCGGGGTCAGCAGAAACTGGCCGAGATCGGCGCTGCAAGAGATGCGGCGATTGATGTAGGCGTGATGGATGCCTTCAACGCAGCCATCAATCAGCAGGCCGAGATGGCCAAGGCTGCAGGCGGTTGGGCCGCTTCCCTGTCGGCTTCCGTGCGACCCGTGGTGACCTACTGGGTGATCTTGCTGTGGTCCTTCGTTCACTTGTGGTTTGCTTGGAACGCATGGCTCCAAGGCGCTGCGCCCCGTGAAGTGTTTGAGACCATGATGACCGCGGACTTCATGGCCTTGGTCTCAGGGACGATCAACTACTGGTTCCTCGATCGCACCCTCAAGCAGCGTGGGCTATGAAACTCGACATCGCAGAGGAACTCTGCCGTCGGTTTGAGGGTTTACACCGAGTTGGGTCGGATGGGCTGATCTACCCCTACGTCTGCCCTGCCGGGTTTCCAACGCAGGGCTACGGAACGGTTTTCCGGCCTGATGGGCGGAAGGTGACGATGGACGATCCTCCGATCACCCGCGAGACGGCCGAGCAATGGCTCAAGGTGGATCTGCTGAACACCTATGCCCCCGGCGTAGTCCGTCAGTGCCCGATCCTGCTGACTCTTGCCCTTCGGGAGAACGACTGGCCCAAGTTCAATGCGATCGTGGACTTTGCGTACAACTTGGGGGTTGGTCGCTTGCAGACCTCCACCCTAAAGCGCAAGATCAACGCCCAGGACTGGGATGGAGCAAAGGAGCAGTTGATGCTTTGGGTTCGGGGTGGCGGCCGGGTTCTTCCTGGCCTAGTTCGTCGTCGTGAGGCCGAGCGTGCCTTGATGGGGTAAATATGAGTTCTGCCGTCAAATCTGATCCTGCCAAGTGGAAGCGGATCGTCGCTTCGGTCAAAGCCTCCGACAAGGGCGGAAAACCGGGCCAATGGAGCGCCCGCAAGGCCCAACTTGCAACTCAGAGATACAAAGGCTCTGGAGGGGGTTACAAGGGGCCGAAAAGTGCCGATAATTCGCTCTCAAAGTGGACTAAAGAGGACTGGGGAACCAAGTCCGGGAAGCCCTCCACTCAAGGCCCTGAGGCGACTGGCGAAAGGTATCTGCCCAAGACTGCTCGGGAGAAACTATCCTCGGCGGAGTATGCGGCGACAACCCGAGCCAAGCGCGAAGGAACTAGGCAAGGCAAGCAGTTCGTTCCGCAACCCGAGTCAATCAAGAAGAAGGTGTGGTGATGGCAGTCACGATGACATATACCTCTCTGGTTGCGGACATTGAGTCCTACCTGGAGCGTACCGATCAGGCCACGATCGACAAGATTCCCACCTTCATCATGCTCGCCGAGCAGGTTATTGCCTCCCAGATCAAGTTTCTGGGCAACCTGACGGTTCAGCAAAGCACGATGGTGCAGAGCGCCAACATCATCGACAAACCTGCCCGGTGGCACAAAACGGTTTCGATGAATATCACGGTGGCGGGTAAGCGTTACCCGGTTCTGCTGCGTAAGTACGAATACCTACGGGAGTATTGGCCTGACCCGGCTCAGGAACTGATCCCGAAGTTCTACTGCGACTACGACTACACCCACTGGCTTGTCGCTCCGACGCCGGATGCGGCATACAACTTCGAGGTGCTGTACTACGAGCGGATTCAGCCTTTGGATGCCACGAACCAGACCAACTGGTTCACGATCTACGCTCCCCAGGCCCTCCTGTACGGCTCTCTTTTGCAGGCCATGCCGTTCCTGAAGAACGACGAGCGGATGCCGATGTGGCAGCAGCAGTACGACGCGATCATGCAGACGCTGATTGCTGAAGACAAGTTGCGCGTTGCCGATCGTCAGGCGGTGGCGGTTGACAGTTAAGGATTGACCATGAGTTACAACTCACCCTTCACCGGCAACGTCATTCAGCCGACGGACGTTTCCTTCCGGGCAGTCACGCTGTCTGCGAACACGCAGTTGCAGTGGCCAATCAACGGCAACGCTACAGACGATGTAGCAGCGCGGATCATGAACGTCACGGCCACCACGAGTGGCTTGGCTCTGTGGATGCCGCCTGCGAACCAGACCTCGGTCGGCAACGATGCTCTGATCCGCAACGTCGGGGCGAACTCGTTTACCGTCCGAACCTTCGGCGGCGTCAACACGATCATTACGATCGCCGCGGGTGAGACGAAGTACATCTACGTCACCTCAAACGCGACGGAAGCCGGAACCTGGGGCAACATCGCCTTCGGCACTGGGACTTCTGCTGCAGATGCTGCTTCCCTGGCAGGGAATGGCCTCCTGGCCATTGGTTCTACGCTGAACCAGAGTCATCCTGCGGTTTCTCTGATCGCTGCCTACACCTTCACGAGCGCAGATCGCGCCCAGACCTACGTCTGGACGGGTGGAGCAACGACAGCGACTCTCCCGAACGCCTCAACTCTGGGCAACAACTGGTTCCTGCTGTTCAAGAACAACGGCTCCGGAACGGTCACGATTGGCACCACGAGTTCCGAACTGTTCGATGGTGGCACTACCAAGGCTTTTGCCCCTGGAGAGTCTGCCTTTATCGTCTGCACCGGAACTGCGTTCGTCACGATCGGCTACGGTCAGAGTTCTGACTTCCAGTTCAACGTCCTGACAAAACCGGTCACGGGCGGTCCTTACACACTGACGGCCAACGAAGCCTCGAACACGATCCAGTTCTACACGGGAACCTTGGTATCGAACGTCACGGTCACTTACCCGCCTGTGGCGAACCTGTATGTGATCTCCAACCAGACGGTTGCCGGTGGTTTCACTCTGACAGTGACTACTGGGGCGATTGGCGCTGCAGATGCTGTGATACCTGCAGGCGGTCAGGCCACGGTGATCTGCGATGGAACGAACTTCTACAACGCCAACACGACTCAGGCGGGCGCTACGGCGCTTTCTCTGTCCAACGGCACTGCGGGATCTCCCAGTCTGAACTTTGCATCTGAGACCAACACCGGTGTGTATCGTCCTGGTGCAGGTCGATTCGGCATCTCGATTCTTGGCAACCTCGTGCTTGACACGACTGCATCAGGCGTGAGCGTGACAGGGTCTGGAAACTTCACCACCGGCATCTCCGGCGGAGCATTCTGAAGTGACGAAGAAGGTATTCGCCCTCGACACAAAACCCGGTATTCAGCGGGACGGAACTCTTTTTGACAAGGAGTTCTACGCTGACGGCCGGTGGGTGCGGTTTCAGCGCAAGCGCCCTCGCAAGATGGGCGGATACCGGGAGATCACTCCAGACCTGTCAGGCCCCTCTCGCGGGGTCTTTGTCGTTCCACGCGACAACTTCAACAACGTCTACAACGGCTACGCTGACGGTGTTCAGGTCGTTCCTGTCAACAACAACGGCATCGGATCTGGCATCTCTGATTTCCAGATTGGCGGGCCTATCACCACCCTGGCCATCCTGGATGCGGGATCTGGGTACACGAACGGCACCTACACGAACCAAGCCCTGACATACCCCGTTTCCGGCAGCGGAATGAGCGCCTACGCCACGATCGTGGTGGCAGGCGGGGTGATCACTTCCGTCACCATTACGGGCGGCGGGATGCGGTTTGCGGTCGGAGATCAACTCACGGCTGCCATCCCTGGGGGGACTGGCTTCCTGCTGCAGGTCAACGCCATCACGAGCCCCTTTGTGGCCAGTGATGACAACCTGTGGCAGTTCGACACCTTCGTGGACTCTGCCAACTCGCAGAACAACCTGCTCCTGGCCCATCCGTCTCAAGACCTGAACAACATTGACTCTCCGGTCGATACCTACCTTTTGGTGGGTCCGGTAGACGGGACGATCCTCTACGCCGCAGGTGTCTTTGCTCAACAGGCCGCGACGATCACTTCTGGCTCTCCAACGGTAACTCTGTCGGCTGCGAACCTGAACATCGCTGCAGGACAGGTCGTGACGGGCCC